CATGATTTAGGCAAGATGGGTCAACAAGAAGGTGAATATTATCAACCAAACGATTCACAATGGCATATGGATAAATTAGGTCAAATGTATAAATTTAACACGGACATTCCAGCTATGAAAGTCCCAGAACGTTCATTATTCATACTACAGGAAATTGGTTGTAAAGTAACTCAAAATGAATTTATTACAATTAAAATTCATGATGGTTTGTATGATGAATCAAATAAATTTTACTTTATGTCTGGTCAAAAAGAAACTAGATTAAGAACACATTTACCATTATTAATGCATCAAGCAGATCATATGGCTGCTCAAATTGAATTTGAGTTGTGGAATAATTCAGCTAATCCTTCTTCTAAACCAGCAAATGCTACTAAAGGTGATAAAACACTTAGAGCAGCTAAAAAAATAAAAGTAGAAAATAACCCAAAATTAGCGTCGGCAACATTAGATGTTATAGATTCATTTTTTAAAGATTAATTATGATAACACTTAGTATAATATTAGCAATAGTAATTACGGCTTCTTTTTTTGTTGTTAGAAATTTAATAAAGAAAAATGAAAGATTAGAAGATTTTATTACGAAACAAAGTGAAGCTATCACTGCTTGTGATGTAAGATTAAAACAATTAGATCAAAAAGGTTCATTTATAGCAGATGATGAAATTGGTTTTTTCTTTAAAGAAGTAGAAAAAATTCAAGAAGCTCTAAACGAGTTTACCCTTAAATAAAAATTAGTAAAAACCACATGTCAAACAAACTTAAGTATGCCCCTAGTCCTCCCCCAGAACCAGTAGTAGTTGAATCTCTTGAACCACAAAAGAAAAAAAGAGGAAGAAAAAGAACAAAAAAACAATATTTTACACCAGACACAGACGCAGCTATAAAAGAATATTTAGCTACATCTAACCAAGATGATAGAGATAATATATTTGCTCAAAGAATACATTATCCTTTCTATAAATTAGCCGAAAATCTTATTCATACATTTAAATTTTACTATACAGAAGTAGATGATTTAGAAGATTTAAAACATGAAGTAATTTGTTTTCTTTTAGAAAAATTAGATTATTTTAAACCAGAAAGAGGTACAAAAGCATTTAGTTATTTTTCAATTGTAGGTAAAAATTATCTTATATTATATAATAATAACAATTATAAAAAGAAAAAAGCTAAAGTAGATATTTTAAAAGCAGATGAAGATGATGGTGTTTTACATCAATTAGGTAGAGATGGTCGTAAACAAGAAATAAAAGATTTTATAGATTACTTTACAGAATATGTTGATAAACACATGTTTACTATGTTTAAAAAAGATAAAGATAGAAAAGTATGTGATGCTATTAATGTACTTTTTAAACGTAGAGAAAATTTAGAAATTTTTAATAAAAAAGCTCTATACATCTATATTAGAGAAATGACTGAAGTAGAAACTCCTGTTATTACTAAAGTAACTAAAGCATTAAAAAAGGTATATAGACAACTATATAATGAATATGCTGACACAGGTCATGTAAGAATCTAAAAACTCCATATTTATAACAAAACAATATGGATTCATTAAATCAAGTATTATTCGATGATAAATCTTTTGGGGACTTACTAAAAGAAATTCATGGTAACCAAAAGAAAAAAGCAAAACAACTTGCTTCTTTAATTGCTGAATTACGACCTTTAGTTCAATCTTTAGGTGATGCTACTGTTGTAGTTCCACTAATAAAAGAATATATGGAAATTAGTGTCAAAAATGATGATCAATTAATCAAAATGGCAGCTATTGTACAACGTTTATCTACAGGTGCTGCTTCAACAGGAGATGGTGGTTTATTAACAGCTGAAGAAATGGATCAACTAATGGATGTAGCTGAAGAAATAGCTAAAACAGTTGAAAAACCAAAAGAAATAGAAGCACCTACTCAAGAAGAAATAGAAAAATAAATGGCTGCGATACTAGGAAAAGGAACAAATAATTCTAATAATACAGGTGATTCAAACAGTGTATTATCTGTAAGAGTAGTAGATATTATTTTAAATATATCTCACCCTAGAGCTGAAGAATTTGGAGGTTACGATTCTATTGGAACTATATTTTATGGAGATGTTTATGAACAAAATCAAACATCTACAACTAGATTAATTCCTCATGCTAGACCTTATTTTTCCTTTATAAAACAATACCCCTTAAAAAATGAAATAGTACAAATACTTAATGCTCCTACTAAAGATTTTTATGATGAAAAGGATTCAAATCATAAATATTATTTACCTAATGTAAATATATGGAATCACCAACATAATAATGCATTACCTAATTCTTCTTATTTTATAGAAGATGAAACAACCCCACAAAATTATAAATTAGTAGCAGGCCAAACAGTAAGAATAGCTGAGGGAGATAATTCAGTAGAAGTTCCCCTAGGAGAATATTTTAATGAAAATTTAAGTATTCAACCCTTATTACCTTTTGAAGGAGATACTATTGTAGAAGGTAGATTCGGTAATTCAATAAGATTAGGAGCCACAGCTAAAGAAGCACCAGATAAAACAGCATATTCTACAAAGGGAGAAACAGGAGATCCAATTACAATTATACGTAATGGTGCTTTAGTAGAAGAAAAAGATAATGGTTGGGAACATACAATTGAAAATATAAATTCAGACCATTCAACCATTTATCTTACTTCAAATCAAGTTTTACCTAATATGGAAATTGTTTCTTTACATTGGCAGTCTTGGATGGCTAAACATGATGAATTACAAGTAGACCAAAAAGATACATTTGATAATATAACTGAAGGTTTTGGAGTCGAATCTATAGAACCAGAAAAACCAGAAGAAAGAGCAGATCAAGAATTAGAAGAAGCAACAGAAGAAGATATAGCAGCACAAGAAGAAATAAATGAAGATCCTGAAGATTGTGATGATTGTTATGAAGATGAAGAGAAAGAAGGGGTATCAGATAGTGAAATACCAGAAGAAAACAATACCTCTCCAGTAAATACCCCACCAGTAAATACTCCACCATCAAACCAACCTACAGTTCAAACAATGCCTCCTGATTATGGACCAGAAACCTTTGAAAAAGAAGTTTATAAAGGATTTAGAATTATGGAAACAAATTCAAGATTTGATGGAATTTTTATGTGGCGTTATGAAATAGAAGAAAAAGATTATCCAGCAGGATCGGTTCAAGAATATGTACAATATGAAAATGGAAGAGGTAGTAGTAATACAAATTTAGATTCGCTAAAAGAGACTATTGATGAGTATGTAGAAGAATATAATGATGGTTATAGAATAGACCCTAATGAATTTTAAAAATAAAATAATATGGTAAGTTGCGGAAATAATAATACAGGTTCAAATGATGACTCAGGTTTATCTGTTTTAGACTTATTAATGAGTCAAGATAATTTTGGTGATTCTGATGGTGATGGTATAAGTGATGATTTTGGAGTAATTTATACTGGGGAAGATGCAGATGCTCCACCTGATTTTTATTTTCCTGATGGTACTTGTGTGAAAGAGGAGGTAGGTGAGGAATCTTATGATAAGCAAGTAGAGGACAATAAAAGCCCAGACGATTCTAAAGATGTTAATGAAATAATAATTATTGAAACCCCACCAGTACTAGGATGTACAGATCCTTTAGCAGAAAATTATGACTCAAGTGCTACAGAAGATGATGGTTCTTGTATAATTCCAACTACACCTCCTATTGTAGCCCCAATAGCAGATCCTGATATGTCAAGTTATTCAAATTTTCTTACATATAGATCATTAGAAGATGCAGATAGAGAAGCAGGATCTTATCATAGTACTAAATATTTTGTACCAAAAAGTCGTAAAGATTTTGATGATTTAAGACAATACAAATATGGAGTTGCAAGAGAAAATCAAAAAGTAGTTGGTTTTGGACCTATAAATGGAAAAAGATTACCTGAATTAGTAGGATATTATAATGTGGACGGAG